GTAGCAGTTTATGGGGGCAAAGGTTGGTATGATGTTTGGGAAGGTGAACCATTTGCAGATGCTCGTGAACATGGTGTCCTTGTAGGTAAATTTGCATCTTTAAAAGACGCTAAAGATTATGCAGATAGTAAAAATGCTGAACAAGGTAAATTAGAAGAAAAAAAAGATTACCTAAAAGAGGATACTAATAAAATAATCGCTTTAGAAAAAGAACGTGAACGTTTGATGGCGGACATGGAACAAGAAGCAGAACCAGGAGGAGGTCCTATTGCTGACGAATATGGAGCTAAATTAGATCGTATTGATGCAGCGATAGCTAAATTAAAGGGTACAAAAAAGCAATACAAAGTACTTTCAACAGCTGAGTTGAATAAACTTGCAAGAATAAAAAGATAATGCAAAAGTCTGAGTTCATAGCAAAAATCAAAACACTTGCTAAACAGGTGTATGCTGAAAAATCCAATCCTTTAGAAGACCCTAAGGATATTGAGATTAGCAAATTCCCTGTAATTGACCAGTTCCCCCCATTAAAAAAAGTAATGGAGGATTTATTTGATTTTCAATATGAACCTTTTGTAGAAGATATACAATGGGTAGCACCCCGCCCTACTACTTTTAGAATTAAGTTAGTAAATGGAGCTGATTTTTATTTAATTTACCAAGGTAAAAACGGCGAAGAAAAGGGATTATTCATAGCTCAAGTATCGGGTAAAAAATACTACTTAGAATCACTTCCTGAACAACAACAAGCTTCTGAAGCTATTGCTCGTCTATTAAGATTTAATTTTGCTAATACAGGTAAGGCTGCTTCACCCGGTGATGAAGATTTAGGTGGTGACCTAGGAGGAGATACAGGGGGTGGACTCGGAGGTGAAACTGAAACTCCAGAACCAGAACCAGCAGTACCTCAATCCGTAGAAGACTTATAATATGGACATAATAGAACAGTTTTTACACAAAGTTTCCTATAAGTTTCCTAAAGGGTATCCTGATATTAGTGATCCTAAGGATTGGTTGATGTTGGAGGGAATGTTAAAAGAAATGGGAATTGAATTAAATGAAGTTACAGAAGAAGATACTCCTGACCTCCCAAGTGATATTCTTAAACTTAAAAAAGCTATCCAATCTTTACCAAACTTTGACACTTTATCTTTTGTAAGAGAAGAAACAAAGAAAAAGTTTAAATTTTATTTTAAAGGTATAGAACCTAGCAGAAAAGAAAGAGTAAAATTTGCCCAACAAGTTGCCCAAGCTCTCGGCTCAGTTGAAGGGTACCAACCCACAGGAACTTCAGAAGCTACAGAATCTCCATACCTTGATGTTAAAATAGGAGATAACACATATCGTATCTTTATAAAAACATTTGGGAAAAACCCATTTGATACTGATACAGATCAAAAAGAAGGTTTAGTAGTTTTTATGTATAACCTATTAAGTAATGGAGTAGACTTAAAACCATTTAGCAAAGAAACAATTCAATCCAATATTGAAATATTAAATACTACTGTAGATGATTCCTCTCTATATGAGGGTTTAGATAATAAAGCAATAAGTAAAGTTAAATCTTACTTTAACAAAGTTATAGCATCTGATCTTAGCCAAGCATCTAAAGCTAATTTAGGTAAATTAAATAACTCTTTTTCTTGTGCTAATGAGATTTATAAATCATACCCAAACAAAAAACTCACCAGAAAAGGTATTTTTGATCAACTTAGAGCAATGGGTTCTAAATTATGTCAAGTTCCCCCTGACAAGTGGAATCCTGGTGATGTTTATGTAGTATTAGACACCCCTGATTCGGTTCCTAATGATTTGACTAAGCTAAATGCTTTATTTGTAAATAAATGGGGAAGCACAGATAGTAAACTAGTTTCTGTTTCTTTAAAAGAAGAAGAAGCCCAACCTGGGAGAGCAAAATCTTATTTAGATAATCTTGTTAGAATACAAGGATTAAAAGGAAAACCTTTTAACTTAAGTAAAGAAGAACTAGAATGGGATCAAGAAACTCTCACGCAAAAAGTTAAAGCTCAACAAGAAGCCTTTGTACAAAAAGTAGAAGGTAAAGGTATTGATTTAGTTGGAAACTGGAAAGAATTACCTAGAGATGTTAGGCAATTAAGAACTAAATATGGTGCTTATAAATTAATAGAATTTTTATTTGCTAACAGTAAAACTAACGACCCACGCAAAGACATTCTAGCACTAATTAGTTTTGGAATGGGTCTCTCAGGAATCAATCCAACATTCTTTAAAGTAACAGGATCAACATCAGGAGGATCAGCTAAAGTTGGTAGATTCCCTGCTGGTTCAACAACATCATTTATTGATAATCCTAAATTTACTAATTCACCAAATGCTGGTGGGTTTACTTTGTATACTAACATAGCAGTACTACAAGGTAATGAAATTACAGACAGGAAAAAAGAATCCCGAAAATTTAGAACAACAGGAGGCAATCAGGTCGCAATTGTATAATATTTATCACCATGGGATTAAAACGTTTAATACAAGAAACTTTATCAAACTACGACATCATTAAAAACGGTGGAGGATGTGGGTGTGGTAAAACCGAAGATAAAATGGCATTACTCGAAAGTAAAACGCCTATAAGCGAAGGCCTCCGTTATCACATCGAGAATGGTATCTCATTACAAGAAAATGTATATAGAGTGGGTTCTAAAAAATATTTACAACTATTTGCTGAAGCTCGTATGCTAAATGAGTGGGGTGCTATCCAATTAGATGAAAATTCCCGCCACCTAATTGAAAACACAGATATAGGTCAATTTGGTATATTAAATGGTAAAAAAGTACCACTTGATATCCCTATGATTGTTGAAGAAACTGAAGTAGACTTGCTAAAACAAATTCTAGCTCAAATGCAGGCTGTTAATACTAATACTGATGATACCGAACCTGAGTTAAATGATGCTAATAAAGAATTAGATAGGGTAAAAGATGCATTAGATGTAATGGCAAGTATTTTATCTAAAAAAAGACTTTCTACCATAAGAACGCAACAAAAAGCAAATGAAAGTTTAAATGAGGAAGAAGTAGAAGAAGCTAAAAAGAAAAAAAAGAAAAAAGATCCACCTATTGGAAAACCGATGAGGTCTTCTTCTGGTGGTAGTGCTTATAAAGTATATGTAAGAGATCCTAAAACCAAAAATGTTAAAACAGTACGATTTGGTTCTGGTGGCTTAAGAGCTAAAATCAAAGACCCCAAAGCTAGATCAGCTTTTGCCGCTAGACATAAATGTTCACAGAAAAAAGACAGAACAAAAGCCTCATACTGGAGCTGTAATTTACCAAGATACGCTCCTGCACTTGGTTTAGGTAATAAAATGAATACTTATTGGTAATGAATCCCTATACTAACTTAACTGAAGGTAAAGAAATTATAAGGGAATTTAGTGCTGATGTAGACCCAATGTCATTAATTTGGCATGAAGATCAAGAAGATAGAATGATAAAGGTTATAGAAGGAAACGGATGGAAATTTCAATTTGATGAAAAACTTCCATTTGAATTAAAAGAAGGAGACGAATTTTTTATCCCCCAAGGATATTTACATCGGGTAATAAAAGGAAACGGAAAATTAACAATTAAAATAAAATAAAATAAAATGGATAACTTTGATTTAAAAAAATATTTAGCTGAAGGCCGCTTATTTGAACAAGAAATGTCATTTGATGATGATATCGAAGATGGTACTAATAAAAATGATTTTTTCTTTTGGTATAGAAGTGGAAAAAAAGGTGAACAACAAGCCCTTAAAGCACAGGAACTTTTAAAACAAAATGGAATTGATGCTGATTTTTCAAAAGGTCCTTACTATATTGATTTTAAAAATGCTAATGTAGAACAAAGAGTAGCACATCAAATATTAAGAGATGCGGGTTTAACTAACTTTATAATAGGTAACCATAAAGATTAAAATAAATTAAAAATTAAAATCATAAAAAAATGAACACACAAGAGTTATTTGAACAAATCAATGAGTTATACGAAACATTTAAAGCCGAACATGAAGGTACAACTAAAGCCGCTCATGGTAGAGCTAGAAAATCGTTAGGTGAAATTAAAAAATTAGTTACTGAGTATCGTAAAGCTTCTGTCGCTGAAGATAAAGCTAAGTAATTTACAGACTGATTCATAGCCAGTCGATTTAATTAAAAATTTTGGAGCTGTGGCCCATCTTAATTGGTGGGTCACACTTTTTTTTCGTATATTTAAAACCTAGAAAAATGGAAAAAATAGTAATAATCGGAGCAGGTGTAGCAGGTGTTAATGCTGCTACCAAATTAGTTGATAATGGTTACCCTGGTGATCACATCACTATTATTGATATGGGTAACGATCCTTATAAACGTAAACCTGAAGAAGTAATGACAGGGTTTATGGGTGCTGGTGGTTGGAGTGATGGTAAACTTACTTATCATACTTCAATTGGTGGACATATGTCTAAGTATTGTGGCGATGAAAAGGCTATGGAACTGATGGACCAAGTAATCACTAACTTTAAACGATTCCATCCTAAACCAGAAGAAGTCCAATGCTCAAACCCAGAATCAGAACCTGATTTTATCAAACCACATTTTGGACTTCGACTATTCCCAGTTTGGCACGTAGGTACAGATTATCTACACGAGATTGGTAAAAATTGGTATGATTTTCTTTGTGATAAAGGTGTTAAATTTATATGGAACACTAAAGTTACAGATATAGAACATACACTTAATAGTGTAAAATATTATGATGGAGTTACTGAAGGTTGGGTCCATTATGATCGTTTAATTTTTGGAGTAGGTAAAAGTGGTATTGATTTTGGTAAAAGATTTATTGAAGAAAACAATCAACCCACTGAACCTAAACCAGTACAAATTGGTGTGCGTTTTGAAGCCCCACAAAAACACTTTCAAAAACTTATTGATGTAAGTTATGATTTTAAATTGTATCGTAAGTTTGAAGATGAAGGTGTATCACTCCGTTCGTTTTGTACCAATAATAATGCTGCTTATGTAGCACTTGAAGAAACATATGGAGATTATAGTTACAATGGACATGCTAAAAAGGATGAATCATATCGTAATGATATGACTAACTTTGGTATTTTAATGGAAGTTCAAGGAATTGATAAACCATTTGATTGGTCTCGTGAATTAGTCTCTAAAGTACAAAAAGTAGATATTGTACCTGGTGAAGGTGCTGCAGGAACACGTGCTATTGGTAGACGTCAAGTTAAATATAAAGCAGGACTATATTATTCACCTTGGATTAAAGAAGAAGGTGGTGGTGGTGTTGTAAACCGTTTAAAGAGTAAAACATCTGAGGGTGATTGGGTAAAAGCCCATTATATTACTGAAAGAGGTTTACAAGAAGTTCGTGATCATTTCCAAGGATACTTTAAATATATTGAAGATTTTATTGAGGATATGAAAAAAGTATTTCCAACACTTGGTGATGATTGGGGTATGTATATCCCGGAGGTAAAGTATCTTAGCCCTGAACCTTTAGTAGATTATGATACTTTAGCTCTTAAAGAAATTCCTAACATTCACTTTGTCGGAGATGCTCTATCCGCAAGAGGCATTACAGTCTCAGGAGCACAAGGAACTTATGTAGCAGAATCAATTTTAGAAAAAAATGAAAAACAAAGAGAAATGGCCAAAACCGAAGCGCTTGAAAACGCCTGAAGGTACAATAGTACATTATTGGGATGGGAAACTCCACAACTGGGATGGCCCAGCCTTAATACCTCAGGGTGAGAAACGTAAAAGAGAATATTATCTTTATGGTACTCAATACACTGAGGACGAATGGAGAGAAGCAAAACGCAATACTCAAGGACTTCCTTGGTATAAGAACCCCGCAATGAGAGAATCAGCAAGACAAGGAGGATAAGATGAAAATAGGATTTACAGGAACAATGAGTGTAGGAAAAACCACACTTGTGAATACACTTAAAAATTTACCACAATTTGAAGGTTACACATTCACCACTGAACGCAGTGCATATTTGAGTTCACTTGGCATACCTTTAAATTATGAAACTACTATTGAAGGACAGACTATATTTTTAGCTGAACGTGTTAGTGAACTAATGAATCCTAATTTGATTACTGATAGAACTATTCTAGATGTAATTGCCTTTACAAATCGAGCTCAAAAGGTTAGTATAATGGACAGGGATGCATTTGCGGAATATGCTTGTCGATTTATTAAACAGTATGATTATATATTTTATATTTCTCCTAAAGGAATGGATATAGAAGATAATGGTATTAGAGAAACAGATACTAATTATAGAGCTGAAATTGATGAAGAAATTCAAAAATTAATATTAAAATATAACCCCCCATATTATGAGCTTAAAGGTTCTACTGAAGAACGTATAGGACAAATAATGGAAGTTATTGAACCTCAATATGTATTATCATGAAAAATAATGTAATATCCATTGGATTAGGAATAGTCATAGGATTAGTTACCGGAGTAGGATTAACTTGGTATATGACAAAAGACCTAGCTACACAGGCAATAATTGATGCTGAAGTTAAGTTTAATGAACTATTAGAAACAGAAAAATCAAAATATCAAGGTGAATTAGATAAAATAACTTTTGCTAAAAATAACTTAGAATATACTTTAACTTCTACTGAAATGGTTATAGATAGTCTTAACATTACTATTGACAATAGGAGTAAAGAATTAAACCGAATTAAAAGAAAATATGCGCAACAATTATCTAATATTGATGGTATGTCTCATAATGAGCTTACCAACTTTTTCACAGAAAGATACGGAAACTGATCTAATTTGTATCCCTACTGAACAAGTTAGGGAAATAGCAGCAGACCTAGTTTCTTATGATTACTGCCAGCAAGAGAGAGATTCTCTAAAAGCAGAAATTACAGATTTAAACTCTATTATAGAACAAGATTCTATTTTATTAAATACCTATGAAACAACAACTGATTCTCTAGTATTATTAGCTGAGGAATGTTACTGGCAAAGTGTTAATCTAAAATTAGAATTAGAAGATAAAGATAGTAAAATTAAGTCTCTTAGAAATACTAGAACTATAACCCTTTTAACAACAGTACTAGGCACATTGACCCCTATTTTACTAACTAAAAATTGAGTGATTTAAAGCAAATAATAAGACAGGAGTATATAAAGTGTGCACAAGATCCTATACACTTTATGAAAAAGTATTGTATGATTCAACACCCCCAAAGGGGCAGAATTAACTTTCATTTATACCCTTTCCAAGAAAAAACTTTAAAATTATTTCAAGATAACCCTTACTCAATCATACTTAAATCCCGCCAGTTAGGTATATCTACACTAACTGCAGGATATTCTTTATGGTTAATGATTTTTCAAAAGGATAAAAATATTCTTTGTATTGCTACAAAACAAGAAACTGCTAAAAATATGGTTACAAAGGTTAAATTTATGTATGAAAATTTACCTTCGTGGCTTCGAGTAGAATTTGAAGAAAATAATAAATTAACACTTCGATTAGAAAACGGATCCCAAATTAAAGCCACTTCAGCTTCAAGTGATGCAGGTAGATCAGAAGCTGTTTCTCTTCTACTAATTGATGAGGCAGCATTTATTGAAAATATTGGTGAAATATGGGCTTCAGCCCAACAAACCCTTGCTACTGGTGGTGGATGTATAGCATTGTCTACTCCCTATGGTACAGGTAATTGGTTTCACCAAACTTGGACTCGAGCTGAGGCTAATGAAAATGAGTTTTTACCTATTAAATTACCTTGGTATGTTCACCCTGAACGAAATCAAGAATGGAGAGATAGGCAAGACGAATTACTAGGAGATCCTAGAATGGCAGCACAAGAATGTGATTGTGACTTTAGTACTTCTGGTGACATAGTATTTTACCCCGAGTATTTAGAATTTATAGGAAAAACTACAATTAAAGAACCACTTGAAAGACGTGGAGTAGACCAAAATTTATGGATATGGCAACCCGCAGATTATAGTAGATCCTACATGATATCTGCTGACGTAGCTAGAGGTGATGGTAAAGACTACTCTGCATTCCATATTTTTGATGTTGAAAGTGCTACCCAAGTAGGTGAATATAAGGGGCAAGTAGGTACTAAAGATTTTGGTAATATACTAGTAGCAATTGCTACTGAATATAATAATGCTTTGTTAGTAGTAGAAAATGCTAATATAGGATGGAGTACAATTCAAACCATAATTGAAAAAAATTACCCCAATTTATATTATTCCCCAAAATCTGAAACAGTAGACGTAGATTCATACTTAAGAGCCTCAGGTCGATTATCTAACATGACAGCAGGGTTTACCATGTCATCAAGAACTCGTCCTATGGTTATTGGCAAATTTCAAGAATATGTTGCAGATAGAGGGGTTACAATCCAATCTAAACGTTTATTAGAAGAAATGAAAACGTTTATATGGAAATATGGTAGAGCAGAAGCTCAACAGGGTTATAACGATGATTTAGTAATGAGCTTTGGTATTGGCTTATATGTACGAGATACCGCATTAAAATATAAACAACATGGAGTAGATATTGCAAAAGCTGCTTTAGGCTCTATGTCACAAGGATCCACCCCTTATAAAGCAGCATATTTTGCTAAAGGAGCTGATAACCCCTATCACATGGATAATGGGAAAGGGGGAAAAGAAGATTTTAGTTGGATTTTATAATATTTATTTACACATTAATATACTATGGCTGATACAAGCGTATTTACAAGATTAAAAAGATTATTTTCTACAGATGTAATTGTCCGTAATGTAGGAGGAAGCCAACTAAACGTTTTAGACTTTAACCAATACCAGGTAACAGGTCAAATTGAAACCAATTCTATGATAGATAGGTTTAATCGCCTATACACTACAAACCAAATGCCTGTATACAATCCGGCATTAAATTATCAAACCTTAAGAACCCAATTATATTCTGATTATGAAGCAATGGATACGGATGCTATTATTGCATCTGCCCTTGATATATTAGCCGATGAATCTACCCTTAAAAGTACTATGGGTGAGGTTATTCAAATTAAATCTTCTGACGAACACTTACAAAAGATTCTATATAATTTATTTTATGATGTATTAAATATAGAATTTAATCTATGGATGTGGATTCGCCAAATGTGTAAATATGGTGATTTCTTCTTAAAATTAGAGATTGCTGAAAAATTTGGTGTTTATAATGTTATTCCTTACACGGCTTATAATATTATTAGAGAAGAAAAAATTAGTGAAACTAATAATCACCAAGTAGAAGTTAAATTTAAATTTGACCCTGATGGATTAAGTGGAGGAGGGGAGTATGGAGGTTATTTTGGAGGACTACAATCTACTTCTTCTCCAAGCAGAGGAGGAAGAGCTATTTATTTTGATAATTATGAAATAGCCCACTTCAGACTTCTCTCAGATGTAAATTACCTTCCTTACGGCAGAAGTTATATAGAGCCAGCTCGTAAGTTGTTTAAACAATATACATTAATGGAAGATGCTATGTTAGTACATAGAATTGTCCGTGCCCCTGAAAAAAGAATATTTTATTTAGATATAGGAAATATTCCCCCTGCTGAAGTTGAAAACTTTATGCAAAAATCTATATCTTCATTAAAACGTACTCCTTATATTGACCAACAAACTGGAGATTATAATCTAAAATTTAACATGCAAAACATGTTAGAAGATGTTTATATTCCTGTAAGAGGAGCATCTGGAGATACTACTAAAATCGACACTCTTCCTGGCCTACAATATGATGGAATAACAGATGTTGAATATTTAAGAAATAAGTTATTTGCCGCGTTAAAAATTCCAAAAGCTTTTCTTGGATATGATGAAAACACAGAGGGTAAAGCTACATTAGCAGCTGAAGATATTAGATTTGCTCGTACTATAGAACGTATTCAAAGAATTATACTCTCTGAATTATACAAAATTGCAGTTGTCCATCTTTATACTAAAGGTTATGAAGGCGATGATTTAGTTAATTTTGAACTTAACTTAACAACCCCATCAATTATATACGACCAGGAAAGGGTAGCATTGATGAAAGAAAAAATGGATTTAGCCGCCCAAATGATGGAAACCAAATTATTCCCTTCAGACTTTATATATGATCATTTATTCCATATGAGTGAAGATGAATATAATGAATTTAGAGATTTGTCTAGGGAAGATGCTAAACGAGCCTTTAGATTAAGCCAAATAGAGGCAGAAGGAAACGACCCAGTAGAAACTGGTACTTCATATGGTACCCCACATGATTTAGCCTCATTATATGGTAAAGGCAGATATTATGATGAGCCCGATAATGTTCCTGCTGGGTATAACGAAAAAGAATTGGGTAGGCCTGAAGAAAAAGTTTCTGATATTAATACTCAAGATGGTAATTTTGGTAAAGATAGATTAGGTGTTAAGAGAATGAAGGATACCGATAAAAATGATTCCAATTCGATAAACCCCACATCTAAAGGAGGTTCCCCATTAGCTTTAGAAGCTAAAACGGCTTATTTACAAAATAAAGATATGCTTAAAAAGATTCCAATTGACCGTAAGCAGTTAGTGTATGAACAAGACGAGTCACTGCTTGATGAAAAGCAATTAAAAAGGTAAAATCTTTATATATTTATAAAAAAGCCTATTGATGAAAATTAAACATTCTAAATATAAAAATACAGGCCTTTTATTTGAATTATTAGTAAGGCAGATTACTGCTGATACTCTTAATGGAGGAGAATCTCCCTCATTAAGTATTTTAAAAAAATCTTTTGCTAAAACTGAATTAGGAAAAGAATATAAATTATATGAAACTTTATTTAAAAATAAAAATATAACTGAAGGTAAAGCTGAAGTTACCCTAAACACCGTTTTAGAAGCTACACGTAAATTAAATAGAAGTGCTTTAAGAAGAGAAAAATATAATCTTATTAAGGAAATCCAACAACATTATAATGTTAATGAATTCTTTAGACACCAAGTCCCTAATTATAAGGGGTATGCGGCTTTTTATAAACTAATAGAAATATACAACTCAGATAAACTATCTGAAACTAATGAGATTATCAATAATAAAATTACTATATTAGAAGGTTTAACTGAAAATGCTATTAGTGAAAAGAAAGTTAAACAGGATTTAATTGAAGAATTTTCTAAGTATGATAAAGATTTAAGGGTACTTACTTATAAAGTAATGCTTGAAAGATTTAATGGCAAATATGCTAATTTAAATAAAGGGCAAAAAGAAATACTTAAAGAATTTATTAATTCAATTGATAATACTCCTCGTTTAAAAGAAATTTATAATACTCAAGTAAACGAATTAAAAAAATCCCTTAAACTTCACACCAGAACAATAAAGGATGGAGCTACTAAGATTAAACTAATTGAAGTAGTTAAATTGCTACAAGAAATAGATAAAGGTTCTAAAATAAACAATGACGATTTAGTTAACCTTCTTCAGTACTATGAATTAACTGAAGAACTTTCTAAAGTAAGTAATGGCTGAAATAGTCAAACCTCGAGATTTAAACCCTGGTTTTCTTAAAAGCATTGAGGACAAGTATGGAAAAATCGATATGACTAATGATTTTTTTAAACCTGATTTAACTACTTATTATAAAACTACTGATATAGATACTGAGGGGGATGTTACTCACAAAATAATCCGCCTCCCCAGTTTTGGTAAATTATTTACAAGTTTAGGACAAGCTCGAAATGATGCTGAAGAATTGTCTACTGATGATACTTTAAGAGGAGACGAAAAATTCCAATCTCAAGTAGATAATATTTCTAAAACATTTAACACTTTTAGAACGTATTTTAGGAAAAATTACCCTAACCAATATAGCATAGTAAAATCACAAATTAAAGAAATTACTACTACAGCTGCAGGAGGAAATTATCTTACTAAATATGCTTTTGGTAAAGCATCTAATTATTATACTAAAAAATTAGGATATAAACCTGTTAATCAAAAAGCCCTTAGAAAAAAATCTAAGGGAATGGATTATGTGGATTTACACAAACATTAATATGTATTACCATGGCAAATAATATGATATACAAATTTAGGGATCATTTAGAAATAAAACATGATAATCCTTTTACAATCCTTGAAGCTAAAGCTACTGAATCTAAAACTACTAAAGAAGTAAGTGAGAAAGAAACAGCAGGATACGATTATAAAGATAAAAAGAATTTAAACAATCAAATTTTTGATCAATATATTAAAGGTTTAAGATTTGAAATGGAACAGAATCCTGAATTATTAGCTGACGAGCCTAAAGAAGCTTTATTAAAAGCTAAAGATATCGTAACTAAAAATTTAGAAAAAGATCCTTTATACTATATGAAAAATGCTGCATTTGGTGTTAAGGATCTAGGTTACACAGAACTAGAAAACGGAAAAGAATCAACTGGAAAATATAAATCCTCCGGCTACGGAGATCTAAAAGAAAACAAAATGAATAAATCAACACAACTTAAAGAATTATTAGAAGAGGCCGTAGCTGGAATCCCATCCATTGCTAATCCTTTTGCAGACCGTAAAAAAGCTAATTTTGAGGAAAAATTTGCTGCTTATTTAGCTGAAGAAAAGAAAAAAAATACTGCAAAAGCCAAAAAAACTAAAAAAGATGATGATCTCCCTCCCCCTCCCCCAGAAGCCGGAGGTCCTGGTGGGTTTGCTATTAATGAAAAAGATCCTGCTAAAGAAGGAAAAAAACCTAAAAAAGAGGGTAAAATGAAGTTTGAGGAGGTAGTCAAAAAAGCCGAAAAATTAGGTGAAATGGCTAAAAATAAAGTTATGATGGAAATTTATGGTAGCAAGAAAAAAGAGTTAGAAGAAACCCTTAATACTATAAATGAAGATACAAATCTAACTGAGTTTATTGATGAAGGTAAGATAGCAGCTGTTCAAAAAGAAATTGCTTTGTACGAAAAGTACTTTATGAACGCTGAAGCTAACTACAACAATATGCAATGAGACAAACTCTCATAGATACACAACTTTTTACACTTTCTCCTCAAGCAATTACCGAAGCTGTTAAAACCAACGAAGGTAATTTGCTTGTAGAAGGAAGACTTCAATCCGCTGAGAAAAAGAACGGAAATGGGAGATATTATCCTAAAGAGGTATTAGAAAGGGAAGTTGAAAAGTATAAAGAGGGCCCTATAGCAGAAAGTAGAGCATTAGGTGAACTTGACCATCCTGACTCTCAAGTTATAAATTTAAAAAATGTCTCACATAATATTAAAGACATTTGGTGGGATGGGGATGATGTAATAGGTAAAATTGAAATATTACCAACCCCATCAGGTAACATCTTAACCCAGCTATTTAAAAACGGTATTACTGTAGGTGTTTCCTCCCGTGGTATGGGTAGTTTAAAACAATTAGGTGAAACCCAAGAAGTACAAGATGATTTTGAACTCCTATGCTGGGATTTTGTATCGACCCCTTCCACCCCAGGAGCATATGTATCACCTGTAAATGAAGGGTTAGAATTTTCACCTAAGCTTGGTAAATATATAAGAGTTAATGAAATTATAACCGAAATTTTATGCAACAACGGACAGTGTCCTATCATATAAATTAAAAAGGTTTAAAAGGAAAAGGTGCGAGAAATCGCACCTTTTTTCGTCATATTGACGTCATCTTAAATTTTGGGATCACAAAAAATTCTTCGTATATTTACGGAGTAAAGTTACAAAAACCCCCAAAAACCCCTTTTTTCATGTCTTATAGTAATTACCAAAAGCATCTGATTGAAGATCAAATGAACAATGACCTCCTTTCACTTTGTAAAGAACAAGAAGTCAAAATTGAAAGTTTTGAAAGAAGTACATACTTCAAAAATGTTTTTAAAGAACATCCTGAAGCAAAAACTATTCAACCTTATATCTTTAATAAAGATAAAAGTATTGCTATGACAGTTTTATACAATGCTACTGATGAAATGTGGCAATTTTCGAATACTTTTAGGAGTTTATTTCCAATTGCTAAATCATTTAATCCTTTTAAAGGAGAATTCACTAAAGGAGATTCTATAAATGAATATCATGGAAATCAAGTCTGGTACAAAGGAGATCCTGATGCAGAGGAAAAAAAGATGTTTTCAAACCAAATGTTTGATAAACTAAAGGAATATTCTTCATGGAATGGTCATGGCCTTTGTAATTTGGATGAAGCTATTGATTTTATCAAGTGGTACACTTCTCAATCCCTCTGATATAAAAAATTTCACAAAAAGGAAAAGGTGCGAGAAATCGCACCTTTCTTTTTTCTACCATATGTATCCTTGAATGTGCCGTCACTTTATACGGTACCTACTATTATTAATCACTATTACGCTTTTACAGAATAAGCGTATTTTCCCAACCAAAACAATTTAGGAATTATGGCAAACAGAGATTTGTTAAGAGAAGCTATTGCTGACGCAAAAGCTGTCAAAGAAGTTGCTATTGCTAATGCAAAAGCTGCTTTAGAAGAAGCCTTTACTCCCCAACTTAAATCTATGCTTTCTGAAAAAATTTCCCAACTTGATGAAGAAGATGATATATCTGAAGCCGATAAGGTAATCAAGGAAAAGGAAGAAATGGAAGAAGCAAAAAAGTTAGAGAAAGAAGGTAAAGAAAAAATGGATGAATCTGAAGACATGGATGAAGGCTACGGCAAAGAAGACATGAAAGAAGCTGAAGACATGGACGAAGAGCTAGATTTAGACGAACTTCTAGCTGAGTTAGAATTAGAAGAAGGTGGAGGTGAAGACATGGACGAAGCTTATGATGTGGACGAAAGTGACCACATGGATGAAGGTGATGACATGTATGAAGAAGAAGAAGCTGAAACTGAAACTGAAACCGAAGAAGAGATCAATCTTGAAGACATGAGCGAGGATGACCTAAAAAGCTTTATCGAAGATGTTATTGAAGATATGATCGAAGATGGTGAATTAGTTCCCGGACCTGAAGCAGATGAGTCTGAAGAAGAAGAAGAAGAAGGCAAAGATGAAGAAGGTGAAATAGGAGATGCAGATGTTGATGTTGATGTTGATCTTCAAGAAAATGAAGAAGTAGAAGAGGAAATCTTAAATGAAGACTTTACTACTGAAACTTTAATGCAACTAGCTGAAATCCTAGGCTTAGGATTACCCGCTATTAAAGCTATGGTAATGGCTGCTGGTGTAACTTCTGTGGCAGGATTAGCTGCCCTTATGACAAAACTTGAGGGAGTTTTCCCAAAAGCTGCTAAAAAATTACAAGGTTTAGCATCATCTTTAAGTGCAGGTATTAAAGGAGGAACTACTAGCAATGAAGGTTTCGAAGCTTCTAACAATAAAGAGCTTAAAGAGGCTAAACTTGTTATTAAACACCTCCAAACCGAACTTAATGAGGTTAATCTTCTTAATTCTAAACTCCTTTACACAAACAAGATTTTCAAAGCCAAAAACTTGACAGAAAATCAAAAAATTAAGGTTTTAAAGGCTTTTGATAAAGCTGAAACAGTACAAGAAGCAAAAACTATCTTCGAAACTTTAAATGAAAATTTAGTTAATAAGTCAACTAAATCTAACATTAAAGAATCTATAGGTCTTGCTTCAAAATCTGCGGGTGTTGCCCCTAAGCGTCTTATGACCGAACAAAAAGTTGTTGAAGAAGATGCTATGGTGTCACGCTTTAAAAAATTAGCAGGTATTAAATAATTATTAATTTTAAAACTAAAACAAAATGTCAAACTTAAATTCTCTTCTAGAGAGCGCTAACCAGTGGAAAGTCGTCCAGAGCGATGCTGCTAGGTTAGCTAATAAATGGGAAAGAACAGGTTTGCTTGAAGGTTTAAAAGGTGAAATTGACAGAAATAACATGTCTCTTATCCTTGAAAACCAAGCTAAGCAACTTGTTGTTGAAACTTCCCAAACTGGTGGAGGAGCTGCTTCATCAGCTACCTTTACAGCCGGAACTGGTGAGCAATGGGCTGGTATTGCCCTTCCCCTCGTAAGAAAGGTATTTGGTCAAATCGCTGCAAAAGATTTTGTTAGTGTACAACCAATGAGCTTACCTTCTGGTCTAGTATTCTTCCTCGACTTCCAGTATGGTACTGATAAGTTAGGAGGCAAGTTTAATGCTGGCGGTGATGTATTTGGTACAGGCTCTATGTATGGAGTTACTGATACTAATACTGCTCCTACCGATGGTTTATACGGTGCTGGTAAGTGGACCTATTCATCTAATGTAACACAATCCGCTACTTTAGCATCTGGTTCTACTCATACTGTAGTAGCTGCTACATGGGCTGATACCGGATTTAACTCAGCACTTTCAGCTTCCGCAGCTGCAGGTGAGTTGTGGAAGATTACAGTAGATGCAAGTGTCGCTCTTTCTAGCCCTGACTTAGTAGGCGTTAGAGGTTACTTTGTAACTTCAGGATCTAACATTACAGCTAATGTTTCTGAATACAACAAAGCTGTAGGAGGAGATCCCGTATTGTACGTTTCTTCATCAACAGCTCCTGCAAACTTTACTGTAACCTACGTACAACAGCCTACCGACCAATTTAGAGGTGACTTTGAGGATGGTAATACTTCACTTAATGGTGAAAATGATCCTATCTCTATCCCTGAGGTTAACATTAAAATGAAGTCTGAAGCTATTGTAGCTAAAACAAGAAAGCTAAAAGCTGTCTGGACTCCTGAGTTTGCTCAAGACTTGAACGCTTATCACAGCTTAGATGCTGAGGCTGAGTTGACAAGCATTATGAGTGAGTACATTGCTCTTGAAATTGACCTAGAAATTCTAGGCATGTTGATCGAGAATGCTCTTACCACAGAGTACTGGTCAGCTAAAAATAATGAGCAATTTGATGCTAATGGCACTGTAGATAATGGTACTTTCTATAATACACAAGGCCAATGGTTCCAAACCCTCGGTACTAAGATCAACAAGGTATCTAACAAGATCCACCAGTTGACCTTAAGAGGAGGTGCTAACTTCATGGTTTGCTCACCCACAATTGGTACCGTTTTGGAATCAATTCCTGGATTCGCAGCGGCAGATGGTGCTGATGCAGAAACTATGAACTATGCTTTTGGTATCCAAAAAGTTGGTAACCTAAATGCTAAGTATGAGGTTTATAAAAACCCATACATGACTGAAAATACAATCCTCTTAGGATTTAAAGGTTCACAATTCTTGGAAACAGGTGCTACATTTGCTCCTTATATTCCATTGATTATGACACCTCTAGTGTACGATCCTGAAACCTTTACACCAAGAAAAGGTCTCTTGACTCGTTACGCTAAGAAGATGTTAAGACCTGAATACTACGCTAAGATCTACGTTAGTGGTTTAAACACCCTCTAATATAAAGTTTTAGTATAAACTAAAGAAAAGCCCCACTTCGGTGGGGCTTTTTATTGTTCTAGTAGGTAGTGTATATGTATAATAAAATAAAAAAGATGAAAGAAACACCATCACAGTTGCCTATACCAGCATATGTTTTGAATTTTCCCTTTACTTTAGATACTTCAAACCCAAATAATGTTTGGATGACTGAATTAGAACCCGATCAATTAAAAATAAATAAGGGAGCAGCATATAAACAATTTTTAGATCTTTACGAATTTATAGCAGGTAATTCTTTAGCATATCTTTTACCTTCATATGGTAATTTTCAAGATCAAGTATATGTAGCTAATTTAGGTATTTATCTACCCCACATAAAGAAATCAAACCAAATCATCTTATCTAATTTCACCTCAGAACCAAGACAAGGTGAAGAAAAAGCAGGTAAGCCGTTTTTTGATTTAATGGGTTATGAAACTACTATTTGTCCCTTTAAGTGGGAAGGAGAAGCTGATTTAAAATATCTTTACGATAATGTTTACGTAGGTGGGTACGGAATTCGTAGTCAATATGAGGCTTATGAGTGGATGGAAGAAACATTTGATATGAACATTATTAAAGTTGAAATGGTAGATGATTACCTTTACCACCTTGATTGTTCTATTTTTCCGTTAACTAAAGAAAAAACATTAGTTTGCACGGAAATGTTTGCCGAAGAGGAATTAGCGCAGTTATCACAATATACTGAGATAATAGACATAAGTGTTGACGATGCTTTCAATGGTTTAACTAACTCTGTTAGACTAGGTAACATGATTCTATGTGCCTCTAATATCTCAGAAATGACTAGAGCAGATGAAAATTATGAAGCGGAAAAAGCTAAAATTGAAACAATGGAAAAAATTTGTTTTAATGAAGGACTTGAACCTGTTTTCTTTAACCTTTCGGAATACATGAAATCAGGTGCTATGTTAAGTTGTATGGTAATGCATCTTAACTATGTTGACTATAACAAATCTTTAGTCTAATGGCTCAATATTTAGAAGATTGGTTAGAAACCGAAGTAGAAAAGTGGTCAAATGTACCCGTAGGAGAGTTATCTAATACATTCTTCTTTAGAGACCCTATGCGTCCTAACTACATAGATTATAAGCATTTTTATTCTCCTGCAGATGGAGTAATTTTATACCAAAAATATATTCAAGATGCTACTGAACCTATAGTAGAGATTAAAGGTATGAACTACACAGTACAAGACGTATTGGGTAATAAACATTATAATCAACCGTCCCTTGTAATTGGTATATTCATGTCGTTTTATGATGTTCATATAAATAGAATACCATATAGCGGTGTATTACAATATAGGGGATTAGATCCTATTGAATCTACTAACAAACCAATGTTAGCAGTTGAAAAAGATATTCTTAATGCTGCAATTAATCCTAATAATATGGAATACTTGAAGTATAATGAAAGAATGTTAAATAAAATATATTCACCTCAATTAGACTATACTTATTTCCTAGTCCAAATTGCGGATGAAGATGTTAACGTTATAGCTCCATTCATCAACGACCAAAATTCTCCAGTTTCGCAAAATGAGCGTTTCTCACTTATAAGATGGGGTTCACAAGTAGATCTAGTTTTACCTTTAGATGAAAGATATGACTTTGATTTAGTCTTAGAAGATGAAATGCACGTAAATGCAGGTTTGGATAAATTGGTTAAAATCAATTTTAGAAATGACCCATTTCAACAATACTCCTAAAGCAGAAGAAATTTTTAGAGAAAAAAGAATACCAAAAAATCCAATTAAGTTTAAGGTTCCCTTAAACGATGAACAAAAAGAAGCTAAACAAAAAATACTAGACAATACAATTACGATGCTGGCTGGACAAGCAGGATCAGGAAAAACACTATTAGCTTGTCAAATAGCATTAGATGGTCTTTTAAGGAGAATATATGATAAAATAATCATTACTCGCCCCACAGTATCTAAAGAAGAAATTGGCTTCTTACCAGGGGACTTAAGAGAAAAAATGGACCCATGGGTTCAACCTATTTACCAAAACTTTTTTATCCTTTACGATAAAGTTAAAGTTGAAAAACTTATAAGTGATGGTAAAATAGAAATTGTACCTGTATCATTTATGAGAGGTAGAACATTTTTAGATTCATGTGTTATTGTAGATGAAGCACAAAATGTTACCCATGATCAAATGGAAATGATTGTAACCCGTATAGGTTTACGCTCAAAAATGATTGTGTGTGGGGATGAACAACAAATTGACTTAAAGAAAAAAGCAGATTCAGGATTTAAATACCTTTATAAGGCATCACGTAAAGTCAAAAATCTAGAAGCAATTACACTTACTTCAAACCATCGTAATGAAATTGTAGAAGATTTGCGTAATTATTATGTAGATAATCCTATTTATTAATCCATAATATTTATGGAAAAACAACATGTCTGCTGGAAGATACTCATTTACAATAGAACAGGGAGCAACTTTAAACTTTGAACTAGCATATAAAGATTCAAATAATAATCCTATAAACTTAACAGGATACCAAGGAAGAATGCAAATCCGTCCTTCCACAGAATCCGATACTACCTATATTACTTTGTCAAGTAGTCTAGAACCTGATGGAACCGGATTAAATTTTAATGGGGCTGAAGGATTAAACCCTTACACATCAGGAACTATAGGAGTGTATATATCAGCTAATTCTTCTTCCCAATTGGATTTTAATGAAGCGGTTTATGACTTAGAAATAGCTACAGGAACTCCTTTCCCAACAGTGACCAGAATATTAGAAGGTAAAGTTAAATTAAGTAAGAATGTAACATTAGGACCTTTTTAATATGGCTAATAATATTGAAGTTAAACAATTTAATAATAATGTATCTTTAGAAGATCAAAATCGTAAGATTGAGATTACAGATAAAGTACATAATAAAACTATACAAGTAACTCAACCTATAACAAAAGTTATAGGAGTAACGGCTCTAGGTCCCCAAGGAGGAAATGGCACCAGTGGTACCTCAGGTACCAGCGGCACCTCAGGCACCAGTGGCACCTCAGGCACCAGTGGTACCTCAGGCACCAGTGGTACCTCAGGTACCAGCGGCACCTCAGGCACCAGTGGTACCTCAGGCACCAGTGGTACCTCAGGTACTAGTGGTACTTCTTTTGAATCCCCTTATATAGGAGATGTTATAATTAGTGGTAGTCTTATAGTAACTGGATCTACTGAATTAAATTATCTAACAGCCTCTGGATTAATTTATCCTACAATAGATGGTGATGAAAAACAACTTATAACAACTGATGGAGAAGGTAATTTATATTTTGATTGGGCTGATAGAACCAATATAGATGTAAAAAACACCTCAGGAGTTCCTTTAGAACTTGGAACACCTGTGTATATAAGCGGATTCCAAGGGGCATCAATATTCCAAGTATCACCCTCTTCGGCATCCTTATCAAATACTATGCCTGCAGTAGGTGTTTTAGACCAAGATTTAGCAGATAATGAACAAGGTCATGCTACTATATTAGGTGCTTTAAGAGGTTATAATACTTCTTTATTAGATGTTAATGATAGTTTATATGTTGGTGAAGGAGTATTAACTAAAGATAGACCAACAGGTTCTGCTTTAATTCAAAAAATTGCTAGAGTAGGTAATAGTCAAAATAATGGTGAACTTACCGTTATTGGAGCAGGAAGAACAAATGATGTCCCTAATTTACCCCCTGGCTATTTTTGGACGGGTAACAGTGATTGGACCGCTACAGCGACCCCCACTTCTTCCCTTGATCCTTTCCCTCACACAGGCAATGCTACTATCTCAGGCAGCTTAAATGTAACAGGATCTATAAGTGCCTCTACTTATGAGGGGGATGGTTCCTCTCTTACAGGAATTACATCCTCCCCTTATCTTTATAAATATCTTACAAGTAGTGCGTTCCCTGATGGCACTGTCAGCGAGGGAGAAGTAAGAATTGGTACTTCTTATCTTTTAGGGCTTAGTTTTAGTACTTCTTCTTTTAATGGGCTTGATATAGATAAAGCCTCAAAAGGTAGTAGTGGTATTACATCTCCGTTTGCTCCTTTTGAACGTTTTCCATTTAAAGATAAAGGTTCTTTATTAACTTTAAAAAATATTAAAAATGGGAACTTTGTTACTTATAAAGTAGCAGATTTTACTACTATTGGTAATACCTTTTGTTACCTTATTGATCTTAACTCCATTAAAACTTTTTTTAACTCAAAAGGAACTCTTGAACCCGGGGATATTGTAGAATTTATTTGGGATAAGTCTGCAGGAGTAGGAGATTTAACAGATGCATCCCCAATTTGGACCCTCCTTAACCCCAATTATAATAAAATAGATACTTTTTTTGGTACTAACGCCTTATTTAACCCTTCCCTTCTTGGTGTTACTACACTCTCTTATACAGGATCAGGTTATATAGCTACTGCTATTTCTAAAACAGCCAATCTAGAGTTAGGAGATATTACCCTCTCAGGGACTGGCTCCTTCCCTTATATAACCTCAAATTATATTTCTTCCTCGGTATATTATGGGGATGGTAGTAATCTTACAGGAGTTTTAAAGGGGGCAGATACAGGTTCATTATTAATTAATGCTTCATCTCCCTCTACCCAAACCCTCACCTTTACTAGAGGAGATAGTTCAACTTTTAACGTATCTATACCTCCACCTCCTGCCCCACCTCCCACTTTCCCATATAATGGAGATGCTCTTATTGCAGGTAATTTAGATGTAACAGGAAAAATTGACGCAGGTACTTTAGATGTAGCTGGAGACGTTACTATATATGGTACTGCCTCTATTAATACACTTGTAACCATTTATGAATCTTCATCCATAATTTACTCATCAGGTTCTACTAAATTTGGTGATAGCTTAGATGATACACATGAATTTACAGGTAGTGTTAGTGTTACAGGTAGTTTAGATGTAGATAAAACTATAACTGCTGTAACTGGTTCATTTTCACACCTTAAAGGTAATTCACCTATAACAGTTCAAGACCCTGT